TAAAAAAAGAGAGAGAATTTCTTCTCCCTCCCTGCTGCTTATGAGAATAAAGATCTAAAGTTAGCTTTCTCCGTCTCGAATTTAGCTTTATTAGCGGATTGTCCGTTAATAACAAGCGCTCGAGAAACAAAGTCGCTATTCTTATCAGATCCAAAGAATAAAGAGCCGTCGCCTAGAGTAGCCGCTTTTAAATCCGTTACTGCAAAGTAATCGTTAACGTCTTGTACGATAGCGTCTCTAGTGTCTGTAGGCTGGATGTTACGTAGCTCTTGCTCGATTGATCCGTTAACTAGGATTGTACTAATCCCTGTCCAATCGATTGTAGGCTCGACTACTGTACTTTTAACGGTAGCAAGTGAGCGAACGCTATTATACATTTTAAGACCGAAACCTAACTGGACATTGATAAAGCCATACGTATAAGTAGTTTCGTTAATGAACTTCCAGCCGCTACCGTCGTTATAAGCATTTACGCTCATTAGGTGACGGTTAGTATTTCCGGCGGATCCTGTCTCGATACCAATCTCTACTCCAGCCGGTAAAGTGCCGATTTTTGTACCTGCGCTATTAAAACGATCTACCTCGTTAACTAATTTTAAAACCGCTAATGTTTTACCATTAAAATCTTGAGTTTTAAAACCTAGATCCGATAGGAACATAATCCCTTGAGCGTCCGCCGTCGTTACGTTAATACGGTTATCGATAATTTTAGATCCTGCTTTACCTTCATGCAATAGATCGACGAAACCGTTAGCTGCTTTTCGTCCGTCTCCTGCTTCTACGCCGTCTTTAGCTGTTACCAATCCCCAGCGGTTAACAAAAGCTCCATTTACGTACTCAATAATAACTAGCTCTCCGGGTAATAATTTAACCATCCTAACACTCTCCCTTTGCTCTCATAATTTAAAGAATATTTTAACAACTCCTTTATTATCCAAAATACCGACAAAAAAAGCAAGGGAAAACTTTCCCTCGCTAGAAAAATATTGAATATGTAACTAAAGCGCCTAGAACAATCAAAACAAAAGATGTTAATCGTAAAGCTAGGATCCTGCTCCTGTATTTCACCTTAAAACTAATAACGATGATAATTAGAGCCATGATAACGGATAGGGATCCGGCTATTAAAGATAAGTAATCTTTTATTGTCATATACTCCGCCTCCTCGTTTAATATCATATACCCGGCGGAAAAATAAAGAAACCGGACATATAGCCCGGTTATCTAAAGTTATTCTTTATAAATTCTTTTTCCTCGTCCTCATCCATAGTGCCGGTAGCTTTTCCGACTGTTCCACCTTGTAGAGATAAAATAGTATTGTGATCGTCTACAATTCCGCTAAAGTCGCCTTGATCCCATTTATCGAGGATCTCTATAGCTTCTTGATCGATAGACACGCTATTTTTAGCAGCTTTTTTTAAAGCCTTAATATGTTTACGATTCATTTCGATAGCTCCCCATTTATCGGACGCTATGACTTTTTGGTGACACATTTGATTCATTGCAATTAAAATTGATTCATCGCCCATATTTTCGTTAATGTAAGTTTCTTTATCCTCATTAGAAATATCTCCGGTCTGATTGGACATAAACTCTTTAGTTTTAGCGTAAACGTTATCTCCGCCGGAATTAATAATCATGATAGCGTTATATGTGATAACTCCCACGAAACCAATACAAGCAACAAATAAAGCTAATTTTGCATATCTTTTTACCATACGTCTTTTACCGATTCTTGTTCTTTCCACAACTTTTTTCATAATATCATTCTCTCCCTTTAGTTTGATTAAGCGCCTACACGACGATGTTTTTTAAAGATTTGACTAACATCTGCTTTGTTCAATAGATCCTCTAGGAAAACTAATTCCTCTAAAGTTTCCTCCAGCTCCTTGATCTCTTTCTCAAGTTTAGCCATCTTCTCTAGAGTGCGCTCTTTATGCAATCTGTCTGAGCCTCCCTTTGTTATCACATTTCTATAATAGGTGATATCGTGGTTAGCTGCTTTCAGATGATATTTAGCTAGATCCTTTTGGTCTTTGAGAATATTTTGAACGTGTTCCATATCTACGCTCTCTCCTTTATTTAATTGTTTTGTTTATCGCTGTAAAGATAATATATCAAATATAATTAGTGTTGACAAGTGCAAACTTTAAAAAAGTCGAAAAAAATAAAAAAAGCTCGAAAGCCTCATGTGTGAGAAGGCTCGAGCTTTATTTATCTAATATACGCCTGTTAGAAGAATGAAAGTAAATGAAAAAAGATTAGCAATCGAAAAAATACAGCAAACAAAAGTAAAAAACACCGTTAGGATTGTCGTCTCGAATTAGTAGGAATGTCTAATCCGAAATGCTAGTAGAAAGATAGATAAGATCTAGACGAAAATTTTTTAGTAGCCCTTCAATCGCTTATAGGAACTAGCACCGGGTAACTCATTATCCGTTTTTGCTACCCTGTTAAAAAACTTTCCATAGATGATAATACTACATAAATTTATTTAATGAAAGCCGGAAACCCTGCTTTCGTTAATTGAGCAGCCATTCTCTCGGCATTTTCTTTACTGGAGTATGCTCCGACTTGAACATAATATAATTTTTTTGGAGCCTCTATTACGATCTCATCATATTTAGTTAGATCGTATTTCTCGATGATATCCGTTAGTTTAGTTACGTAACTAATATCCGTAGCGTACCCGGCGTCTTTTACCGCTTGAGCAGCCTCTTTATAATTCGAGCAGCCTATTACAGCTTTATATTTATTAGGATCCCAGCTAACGCCGTTTTTGTACTTGTCCGCTAGATCCTCTAGGCTCTCTAGCCATGTAGGATACATTTTGAAATCTGCGAATATCGTATATTCATTCCCTTTCTCGTCGTGCTCTACAGTAGCAACATTAAGAGCTTTGCCGTTATAGGATCCTTTCGTACCGAAAAGATTTTTAGCCTCTGTAGCTAGTTTAGATGTTCCGTAGCCGCTCTCTAGACAAGCTTGAGCGATAATAAGAGAGGCGAGTATATAATAACTCGCCTGTATCTCTTGAGCATACGGAGCAATCTCTTTTATGAAAGATTCATTGCTCATATTGTCCGCTCCTTTATTTTGTATTAATAACAGCGTTTAGACCTTTTTCCTTTAATTGTGAGATTAATGTCTCGGCATTCGCTTTATTTCCAAAAGCTCCTGCTTGAACTCGGAAAAGTTTACCGTCCGTTTTTGTATAAACATCGAAACCGGCTTTTTTAGCCTTCTCCTCTACTGCTGTAGCGTTTTTCTCGCTGCTAAATGCTCCTAGTTGAACAAAGTATTTAGCCTCCGTAGCTGGAGCGTCTTGTTTAGGACTGTTATCTACGACGGCATTAGCCTTTTTTGTTAGCCCTGCTGCTTTAGCGATTCCGTTCGTATGTCCTACTACTAGAGCCTCGATAAATTTAGGGTTTTTAAGTAGAGCGGCGTCCGCTGGAGTGTTAATATAGGCGCTCTCCGTTAATACTGCCGGCATATTTGTATTTCTTAATACTGAGTAGTTAGCGCTCTTATAAGGGCTAGATCCATGTACTAAAGATCCTAGCGGCTTGATTTTAGCGTAAATCTCGTCTGTAATTGCTTTTTGTGCGTCTTTTGTCTTTTGGCTAGATGTTTTGTTATAGATATAAGTCTCGAAACCTCTAGCTAGGCTAGCAGCGGAATTAATATGAATCGATACGAATAATTTAGCTTTTAATTTATTAGCAAAAGCCGCTCGATCCTCCAGCTCAATAAAAACGTCTGTTGATCTTGTCATATGGACTCTAGCGTTATAGTTAGCCTCTAGACGTTTCTTAATAGCTAAACCTAGAGCTAGAACGATATCTTTTTCTTTTAATCCGTTACCTACCGCTCCGCTATCTTTTCCGCCATGTCCCGGATCTAAAACGATATCGATTAACGCTTGTGTAGAAAGTACACTCATTTTAATTTTTCCTCCTCTTTCTTTTCTAAAGTTTTAATATCAATTAGTCCGCCGTTAGGATCGTTTCCGTCCTTTTCTCCGGCTTGTAATTGCTCGAGGCGCTCATAAAGTATTCTAGGGATCTTAATACCTAATCGAGCTAGGTTTTCCATAATGGAGATCCCCTCCGTACCGATTAGGATCATTAAGACGGCTCCACGTAGGAAACCGTCTCCAGCTCCAAAAGTGTAATCTAGTTGAGTCGCTACAATAGCAAAACACATCATACCGGCTTTTTTAGCTATGCCTCTAAAAGCTCTATCGCTTGATAATTTAGAGGAATAAAACCCGGCTAGCGCTCCAGTAAAGAAATCTAAAGCGACAAACATCGAGAATGTTATCATGAGGTTGTCGAAACCACCAACTAAATAAGCGATAGTAGCAAAAAATCCGCCGGCTACACTGTTATATAGTGAGTCCGTTGTAGGGTTAGGAGCATTCAAAATATTAACCTCCTTTCTAATATTATCCTAATCTATTATATATTATCAATCGTGATAGGGTACAACCTCGGGGATATTGTCGAATACTTTCGGATCCTCTTGTCCCATAGCCCACAACCCTATACCTTTTGCTCCGAAATCATTAACGGCTCTATTCATGCTATCGAGAAAAGAGTAGCTATCCCCTACCCATGTAACGGAGCCTCCTTGTTTATCTACTACGTAAAGATGTCCGAACCATATACCCGGATCATTAAAAGTAACTGTTACCGGGATCGTTCCATCTATACCCGGAATTTCTGTTATGAAAAACTCGTAGTCTAGAGATATATCCTCGCTATAGAATTGATCCTCTCCGCCGGATCCGCTTTCCTCCGGAGAAATCCTTATGCTCTTTTCATCTAGACCGGAGTAATTTAGATATCCAAACGTAGGATCTGTAGTATATTGTGATTGTCTCGCAATCTCTCCGAACGTTTTAGAGTACGTTTGTCCATTCACTACAGCGGATACCGTAAATTTCTCCATTAGATCCCATTTGTCCGTAGTTGAGATCGTTAACGCATAAAAACGAGCGCCTACGACGTTAGCATAAAGCCCAGCTACTCCGCCTCCAGTTCTTACAATATCGATAGCTCCTCCAAAAGCTGGATTATCGCTATATCCATAATAAAAATACGCTTTGTTATTGTGTACAATAGCTCTAACTTTTGTACGATCTCCCATATAGAAGTTAGCCGGTAAAGGTTCTGAGTATAAAAGCTCGTCATTTAACGTTAATACTACGGATCTCGTAGCGTAGTTAATGCCGAATACATAACCGTCTCGTCCGTTTGTCCCTAGTAGCTGGACTCCTGCTAGTCCGTCGTCCGTTACTCGAAACTCTGTACTAATCTGCATATTCGCTTTAAATTCATAGTTAACTAGGAGACGCCCTCGAGAGTCGTCCGAGTTACCGAATTTAACATGTACACTATCCGGAGATCCGTTATAATCATCGTTTCTTACTTGCCATACTCCCCAACTATAACCGCTCTCGTATGTTTTAGGCTGACTAGGATCATAACAATATTTTGAATCACTTGATAAGGTTGTTCCGTTCCCTTGTACATTTAACGTAGTATTCCGTTTATAGTAAAGGGCGTTAGTTAGATCGTCTTTAGTTGCTGGATCGTCTAAGTATTGAGAAAAACGATCATCCCACATAATAAGAGGTATAGCGCTCTGTCTTAATGCTTTTGCTGTTAGGGCTAATGTTTCCGGTATGGCTGCTAATGTTCCATCCTTCTTTTTAAATGGCTTTACTGATGTATTAAAAGATACCTCTCCGCCTCCGTAACGTGGATCGAATTTCTCACAAGCTACGAAACCATAAATAACCGTACCTCCGTCTCCTAGATCTCCATCGATAGTGATCGTGTTAGCTCCAGCATTAAATGATTTAACTCCGCAACTATACCAGTGAGACGCTTTAAACATTATCGGATAATAATCCGCTGCTGCTTCTATTGTTAGAGGAGATCCGTTAAAGTTTCCTCCTAATTTCCTTTGATTGTACCAAGGGAAAGAAACAAGAGCGACTAACTCATAATCTCCGGCGTTAGGCATATCTAGCGTATAGGTAACTTTCCCGCTTTCGTCATAAGAGCAAACTAGACCGGATCCCTCGATAGTTTTAGGGATATAATCACCTTTGTAGACTTGTCTCCCAGTTATCCCGGTTATAGTAAAAGGATCTTTCCCTACCTCATCTATCGTAATAGGTATCGAATTAATACCGGAGTAAGTATAGACTTTATTTTTTGTAGTAGCTATATTCGTCGAGCTAGGGACAAAAGTACGAGCTTGTAGCCCTGTAAAGCGAGCTTTTTGTAATCGAGAGTACGTAGTTAGGTATTCTCCTCCGTTATACTCCGAGAGACGAACGCTAGCGGCTCCGTTAACGATTGTAGGGGATCCATAACGAGCTTTAAAATAGTCGTAAATATGCTGCTGGAGAATTTCGTTTTTACTCTCTTGATCCTCAAAACCGCAAAAAGCTAAAAACTCTTGATTATGCCACTCGTATATACCATCGTCTCGTTTATGGTTATGTTTATAAAGTCCGTTTTGCCAATCGATAAAGTTGCGGTATGTAATTGTGGAGCCGTACATACGATCCTTATCGTAAACTCCCCATCTATGACCGTACCCAGCGGATCCAAAAAATACATTATTCATTTTTAATTTAGAGTTAGCGGCGCCGAAATTATCTTTAGCCCACGTAGCAACTTTCTCAAACCACCAAAGAGGAGTAGAAGCGCCCGGAGCGGATCCATTCCAAGCAAAGTCGTAAGTCATGATTTGTAACTCATCTATTACGGAGTTACCGTTCATATCTGTAGTAGTTGCGAATAATCCGTAATCATGAAAGCGATAATAATAAGGATTGTCTTTTCCCCACATAGCATAGGCATTTACCTGTAGGATAATTCCTCGAGGGATACATACCTCGTTTTTGATCCGCTTTAGGATATTCATAAATTTAATGTTATCGCCGGATCTGTTAGCATAAGTTGAGCCGCTCATACTAGCCTCGAAATCGATCTCGATACCTTTTATATATTTCATGTTGTCCGGATCGTTCGGAAAGTTAACGGATGTCCCTAAATAATCTAGAGTAGCTCCGATCCGCTCAATTAATTTATCTTGAGCGCTGTTAACGTTATCGAGCATGGGTACGACTCGAGATCCTCCAAAGAGAATAAAAGAGAGATAGTGTCTAATATGTTTCCATCGTCTCATACCTTTCTCGATAGATACCCAAAAAGACCGAGTACGATCAAAATCCGTTGTTTTATCTATTTTTAAGTCCGGTATTCCGTCCGCTGGATTAACATCCTTTCCGTATCGATAAGTACCGTAGTCCGTTCCGTTGTAATCGCTGGGGATATCTCGACGGATATAACATTCTCCTGTTTTTTCTACTTGTACCTCATGCACTCCTAGAGCGTAAATTTTATGTCCGTATTTTTCTAGATCGTCCTCATAGGCTTTATTCCCAGCGTTAAGCGTCCACGTTAGCAGCTTTCTTTGATCGCTCATACTCTAGACCTCCCATATGTCCATTGATTAAATTTAACCGTACCGTAATAACCGATACCTGTATCCGATAAAACCGGAGGATCCACGTTAACCGCCGTCCCTCCCGGAGTTACATATCGATTAGTAAATTTATAAAATTCTATTCTATATCTAACCGCTCCCTTTTGTGCTAGGAACATCCTGCGAGGGCGTATTTTAAGCTTTTGACCGTTTGAAAGGGTTATAGTATTAACTCCTCCTAATTTAACTCTAGATGATCCTACGTAGGCTTTACCGGTTGAGGCTTGTATTTTGATCGTTTCCCCTGCTTTTCCGGCTCCTAAAACAAACTCTTTTGTATAAGCTGTATTGAGAGGGTGATTAGCGTCGCTCACGCTATCGCTATTAACTTTATAAAAATCCTCCTCGTCGATTAAAGCTCCGCTATTTGTACATAAGCGGAATAGATCGTAATCGTCTTTAGGAGTGATCTCGAAATCTGCTCCTGTAGCTAATAACTCCATATTCCAGTTATCCGGATACCAGTTAGGGACTGTTATAACCTCGATCCCTCGCCCAGCGAAATTATACTCGTTAAATTCTACATTAGTCCGGTCTATTGGAGTTTTTCCTCCTAAATAAACATCGGATGTAGCTACTCGGTTTTTTGTTTCTTTATTCGTATGATAAATCTTTTTTAGAAACTCTCTCGTTTCCGGTTGCCATCCTGTTAGCTGGCTACCCGGTTGGAAATGTATATCTGTTAAATATAACGGTACATCCTCGTTATTCTCATTCCTAATTACGGCGTCGTCTGCTACAAGCTCTACAGTTACTTTATCTATAGGATCGTTATGAGAAAAACTAAAAGTCCCGGAAAAACGTCTCCAAAGTCTTTGATTAAGCATTGTCGAAACTCCATTTAATCTCCGAAACGTGTCCTACGTGCGAGGTTGCCGTCGTACCTCCTTGTAGCATAACGTCCGTAATATATACCGCTTTCCCTGCTTCCATTTGTACATTTTCCGCTACTATTTCTACTCGAATTGAATCGATTTTTTTATCTGAATCTATAGGAATACTAAGCCCTATAGCTTGAAAGGATCCCTTGTCTACAGCCATTTTATAACCTCCTAAAAATAAAGGCGCTCATTAAAATAATAAGCGCCTTTTTGTTTGATTCAATTATACATCTAATTTTCCGTTATTGTGCGTCACTGGAGAGTAAACCTCCGCTACCTTTAGCTCGATCATTTCGTCACTAAGGTTAACGCCTCCGATCTCCGCCTCTGCGATACCTCTAAAATAACGATCATTGGCTACTACTTCTACAGGTAAAACTTTAATAGGCGCTAATTTATTTTCGAGCCACGCTTTAGCTTTTAATCCCTCGGCTCTCTCAATACCTTTAGTCTCCATCGTATCAATACGATGTAATCTAAATTTTACTTTACCCTCGAAAGTATCGCCGTCAATTACTCGGATATCTTTTACGTCTAATTTAATGCTGCTCATGTTGTTTTTCCTCTCTTGAAAAGCCCACTCTATTATACCATTACATATTTGTAACGTCTGGGATCTTCAGGAGCTTAGTCTCCTCTTTAACGACTCCGTTTTCATCCGGCTTGTATGTTACTTTTATCCGGATCCCTACAAAACCGCTCGCTCCAGCCGTAATATTTCCCTCTTTGTAAGCCATAGCGGAAATAGTATACGTCGATCTATGAGATAAGTTATAAATTTCTTGATAAATACCCTTAAACTCATCGTAGTTAGCCTCTAATTTAAAACTGTTTTCTCCGGAGAAACCTCCCTCCGAGGTAGCGGATACTCCAGCCGTCCCGGTCTGCGTCCACTCGGCTAGTCCGTCGTCCGCTCGAGAGTTTAACAAATGGTTAAATACTGTCATTTCTTGAATATCGGAGCTTAGTACCGGATCCGACTCTACAAGATCCTGTACGTTATCGTCGAAAGCTCTAGATTGAGCGTCTGCTAGTTGCTTTTTAGGTTGCTCTAGCTCTACCTCCGTCTTTTGAGGCTGTCTAACGTTGTATTTACGTCTCATTACTCGAGAAGCTAGCTCCGTAGAGAGTAGATCCTCATCAATAGCGTAAACCGTATCCCCTAGACCGATTGACTCCGGCTCATGCCCGGAGCGGCTGGATAGATCTAGCAAGCCCATAGAGTAGGTTACGTTAGGTTTTGCCTCCTCTTTTAGCTTTGCTCGTCCATCCTCGAGTAAATTCTCCGGAATTGTATATCTATCGTCGCTCCATACATCCGGACGGATCCGATTTCTTAATCCTAATTTATCGACGAAAGTAAAGTCCTCAATATACTCTAAACCATTGTTAACGGTTTTGAGATCAAGCTCTCCAGCTCCATAACAATAGAGCCTCGTAACCATTCCATAGGTATCAATATCTCGCTCTATTTCTGTCATGTTCTTCTGATAATAAAAACGTACCTTGTTATCCTTGCCTATTTGATCCATAACGGTAATTTCGTCGTTTTCGGTATCAAAATACAACTCTACTCCGAACGTGTCCTCTACATCCCTTAAAAGAGCTAATACACTTTTCCATGAGCCTCTAATCGTCCGCTTTTGAGTTTTTGTAGAAACATTTAGAGCTAGTTTCCATGTAGTAGCCGGTACGCTGCTCGAGAGGATCTTGTTAATATGAGAAACTACGTCCGCCTCGACTAACTCATACTCGATAACTTTAGGATCGTTTAACTCGTACCATTTAGCCTCCGCTTTAAAGCTGGAGAGTTTTTTACCGCTGCTATCCTTTTTGTCGTTATTTTGTTTCATGATATAGCGACGGTTTCCGAGCTTAATTAAAAACTCTACCGCCTCCTCGCCTAGTATCTTTCGTTTAGGATCTGTCATAGGTAAGTTAAAAGTAAGGATATCTTGAGCTTTTACCTCCTCCTCGATCCAAATATCATAAGCGTTATGGAGAGTCCCTATAGGCTCTAATCCGCTAGCTAGATCTTTGTACACTTTTAGCGGCTCCGATTTTAAACTCAATTGTTTAGGAGCCTCGTACTCGAGGAGCTGCATTTCTTTTAAAATAGGCGTCGTCGTGTTGGATCCTGTCATTAATGAAACTTGAATCTGATAATAACGCCTTTTAGGGCTATAGATCGTTCCGTCCGAGCTAGTGTTTTGCCATGAGGAGAAAGAGAGTCCGTCGTCCGAGCTTCTCGTAGATACGGTTACGGTATGGATGTTAGGATCGTAATCCGCCGTAACTTGTAGCCGAGCGTAATAGTCTATAGGTGTTCCGA